CCTCTTACGGCCTTCCTTCAGATAGGCTTTCGCCTGCTCCTCGGTGATGGGACGCGTGTCCATGGTCACGCCTGCGGTGTGGCCGTAGCCGATAGTCGGAACTCCGGCTGGGCACAGGTAGACTCTGAGCCGCAGGCCCTCAAAGCGCTTGATTAGGTCTATGCCTGCTTGGCTGGTTTGCATTCCGTTCCTTTATGAGCCCGCACCTCACGCCCGCCGCGCAGCACTTTGCCGCAGTTCATGCACCGCATCATAATCACTGGCTTCGGGCCGGTCTTTTTCTTTTCCATCCCTTGCAACTGTACCACGGTTAGGGTAGAGTTGGACGTGATGAGGAACTGGATCAACTGGGACGACATGTTTGATTTGCTGTTGATCGTGGTCGTCATTGCGTGCTTTATTAAGGCCGTGGGAGGGGTGGTGTGATGGCTGTTATAACCTCGTTTGAGCAATCGATCGGTACCGCCGTCAACGCGGCTATCAAAGAGCGCATTAACGAACTAGTCGAGGCTGAGGTGAAGAAGGCGCAGGATAAGATCGCGCGGCTGGTTCCGGAGATTGTCGCCGGCATAGCGATCAATCTGCAGTCTCAGATGTCGTTTGAGCGCGTGGGGTCTGATCTCAGGATCACCATCAGGATGGAGAAATGAACATGGGACCGTGGGAAATTTCGGATCTGTGGCGCAATGCTCTGCCGTCGACTGGCTGGGGTCCTAACGACTACGCGGCGTCATGCTGGAAGTATGGCAGTACTTGGACGCAAAGCGGCGACGTTAGATGGCGCAAGGCTTGCGAAGAGGATGCGGCATACCAAGCTGCATTAGAGTTGGCAATATGAGCTTCTCCTGGTGGATCGAAGACAAAGAAGGCAACGACCTGCTGGCCGGCTGCAACAAGCAGATGCTTGGGCTTGGGTACGACTCCACCGACTCCAGTCCATCGCCGTACTCTTTGCAGGAGATCCGCATTGCGTGGAGTCAGGTGCCTTACAAAGACAAGTGTAAGGAGGCGGCGGTTGATGCGTTCAATGCGGTTCGTCGGATGGTATCGACTAACCTAAACTCGCTCAAAAAAAAGCATGAGTGTCCGTGCTGCACGTGCGAGGCGGCAGCTCCGTTCGGCTGGTCTGTCGAAGAGATCAATAAAGTGCTGGCCATTGACCCGGAGAAGGTATGGCGTGCTGGAGGTGGCTGGTAGTTAATGGCTCGCCCCCGCAAAGTAGTGCCACCACCGGTCAGCGACGAAGACGAAGCAGCACGCGACGTCATTGCTAAGTACAAGGCGTTCCGCGAGGAGACTGCCGGCCAATTGACGGAAGAGGAGTTGCGTCAACGCATCCTGGCGTTGCCAAAAGAGAAGCGTGAGCAGACGCAGCGGATGCTGGCGGCGCTGTCGCACAAGGTAAAGTGCGCTGAGGCGAGGCTGGACTTCTCGAAGTTCGTAAAAAAGATCAACCCTGATGATCTGCCAGGCAGGCACTTTGATGTACTGACCGCTGCTTTTCACCGGATTGCTGCCGGTGAACCGGTGCGGTTGATTATCAACATTGCTCCGCGTCGTGGGAAGTCTGAGCGCACATCGTACCTGTTCCCGGCATGGTTTATTGGCCGGTTTCCAAAGAAGAAGGTCATGGCGATCTGCAACGTCAAGACGCTGGCCTCTGACTTTGGCGCGAAGATCCGCAACTTGATGGATACGCCAGAGTATCAGGACGTGTTCCCCAGCGTGAAGTTAGCCAAGGACGCGCAGGCCAAGGACAAGTGGCGCACGAACTACAAAGGCGAGTACTTTGCTGGTGGCGTTGGATCTACGGTGTATGGGCGCGGTGCCGATCTGCTTATCCTGGACGACATCCACTCAGAGCGTGAGTCGACTGACGGGAAGATGGAGCCTCCCAGCAAGGAAGACTACGACGCGGCGTGGAACTGGTACCAGTCCATCCTTAGCCGTCTGCATCCTAACGGGTCCATCTTGGTCGTGATGCAGCGCTGGTCGAAGCATGATCTTTGTGGACGTCTGATCGAAGCGTCTCGCCGTACTCCCGGTTCCCATCAATGGGAGGTTATTACCCTGCCGGCGCTCGAAGAGAAGCAGGACTTGGATGGGAACATTCATTACGAGTCGACATGGCCGGAGTACTGGTCGACGAAGGCGATGGTGCAATTGCGCGAGACGATGATGGCTGAGCCTGGCGGGGCGTGGCGCTGGAACTCGATGTACCAGCAGAACCCAGGAGCCGACTCAGTTGCCATGCTGAAGCGAGAGTACTGGCGGAAGTGGGAGAAGTCGTCTCCTCCGAAGTGTGAGTTCGTTATTCAATCCTGGGACGCTGCTGCCACCGGAAAAGACCGCAGCAACTACTCGGCTTGCACGACGTGGGGCGTATTCCAAGCCAACGACAACGAGGGCAAGGCTGTCTACAACATCATCCTACTCGACGCAGAGCGAGGTAAATGGGACTTCCCGGATCTGAAGAAGGCTGTCGTACGCAAGTACAATACGGTGCTCAAGGATGGGCATCCAGATGCGCTGATTATTGAAAATAAGTCGGCTGGCATCCAGTTGATCCAGGAGTTGCGGGCTACCGGTGTCCCGGTGACACCAGTGAGCCCGTTCGGGAATCAATGGACGAAGATGGCCGGCGCGAGTAACGACAAAATCTCCCGCGTCAACCGCATCTTGGAGATGTTCTCCTCTGGCTTGGTGTGGGCGATACAGTCTTCATCATCGGAAGAGGTTATTGAGGAGTGCGCTGAGTTCCCGAACGGACAGTACGATGACTACGTTGACACAGTGTCGCAGGCTTTGGCACGGTTCCGCGATGGCGGATTCATTCGGTTTGAGACCGATGAGGATGACGAGGATGTGGAAGACAAGGCACCAGTGGCGTATTATAATCTTGGCTGAACTGTGGTATAGATAGAGCAATGTTCGAGCGAGTTAACCCGTTACAATCCGAGGATTTGCCGGTATCGATAGAGGTAGGCATCGAGTCCGAGGAACTTCCTATCGACGACATGGTTGAGTTTGAAGACGGGTCGCTTGGCTACGAAGAGGCTCCTCCTCCTGAGCCTGTAGCGTTCAATGCTAATCTTGCGCTGACCATTAAAGACAATGAGTTGTCGGAAATTGGGTCGCGGTTGCTGCAGGACATCGACGAAGACAAGATGTCACGCAAGGACTGGGAGGAGTCCTACACTAAGGGCCTCAGTCTACTCGGCATGAAGTCCGAGGAGATGACTGAGCCTTGGCCCGGTGCGTGCGGATTGTTCCACACAATGGTGGCTGAGGCGGTAGTTCGCTTCCAGTCAAACGCCATCATGGAGATATTCCCTCCGTCTGGCCCGTGCAAGACGAACATTATTGGACGGATTACCGAAGAGATTGAGAAGCAGGCCAAACGCGTTCAGGATGAGGTCAACTACCAGCTTGTCGAAAAGATTGACGACTACCGTCCTGAAACAGAAAAGCTGCTATTTGGTTTGGCGGCCAGCGGGTCAGCGTTTCGGAAGATATTTCCGGACCCGATAACTGGAGCGGCTCGCGCCCGCTACGTTCCGGCTGAGAAGTTCATTGTTCCGTACGGCGCAACGTCGCTTGCGTCGGCTCCTCGCTACACCGAGTGCTTCACGATCAACCGCAATGAACTGCTGAAGATGCAGGTGAACGGCATCTATCGAGACACGCAGGTAGATGAAAGCGTTCCGGTTGTCAGTGCGCTGCAGGAGAAGAAAGACGAGATCAACCGGGAAGAAGAACCTCCTACGCTCGATGGAGACATCGAGTTGTATGAGTGCCATGTCGACTTGGACATTAACTCCAAAGACGGCATTGCCACCCCGCACATCGTCACGCTGGATTACAGCGGAAAGATCCTTGCGATCTACCGCAATTGGGAAGAAGTCGATCCGTTCAAGAAGAAGATCCTTTGGTACGTGGACTACTCCTACGTTCCTGGTCTCGGGTTCTACGGGTATGGCCTGCTTCACCTGATTGGGGCCAGCGCCAAAGCAGCTACCATCCTTCTTCGGCAGTTGATTGATGCTGGAATCATCGGGAACCTGCCGGCTGGTTATAAAGCGAAGGGCTTGCGGATGAAGGGTGACTCCTCTCCGCTGCGCCCCGGTGAGTGGCGAGAGGCTGAAGTCAGCGGTATCAAGATGTCAGAGGCGTTCCTTCCTCTGCCGTATAAGGAACCGTCTACGGTCCTCATGGCGTTGCTGCAGAACGTGGTGGAAGAGGGCCGCAAGCTGGGCTCTATTGCAGACGTGGAGATCGGCAGCATCAGTGCCGAGGCTCCTGTCGGCACCGCCTTGATGATCCAGGACCGCGCCATGAAGGTGATGAGCGCGGTGCAGGCGCGGTTACACAACTCGATGCGGCTTGAGTTCCGCATCCTTGCCAAGCTGATCCGTGACTCTACGAAAGACGTTTACGACTACGAGGTGGATGGCCCGCGCGAGATCAAGCGCAGTGATTTCGACGCGAGAATTGACATCATCCCCGTAAGTGACCCGAACGCGGCCACCCTCCCGCAGCGGGTCACTCAATATCAGGCTGCTGTCCAGATGTCGGCAACGGCTCCTCAGATCTACAATCTTCCGCTATTGCACCGCAAGATGCTCGAAGTGCTTGGCATCCGCGACGCCGACAAGATTGTTCCAGATAAGGAAGACATCAAGCCAGCCGACCCGGTGGCTGAGAACATGGCGATGATCACGATGAGGCCGGCAAAGGCGTTTGAGTGGCAGGACCACGCGGCGCATATCGCTTGCCATTCAGCGTTCTTCGAGGACCCCAAGATGCGGGCGACAGTCGGACAAAACCCCAACGCCGCTTTGATCGCTGCTGCTATCCAGTCCCATATCGCCGAACACTTTGCGTTCCAGTACCGTGAGCAGATCGAGCAGAAGATGGGTGTGCCGTTGCCTCCGCTCGACGAGTCGTTGCCTGGCGAAATCGAATCCAACCTATCTATCGCGGTTGCCGAGGCTGCTCGCCGCCTGCTTGCGCAGAACCAGCAAGAGGCAGCGCAGAAAGAAGCGCTGGCCAAGGCGCAGGACCCGGTGATTCAGATGCAGCAGGCTGAACTGCAGATCAAGCAAGCTGAGTTGAAATTGCGACAGGAGGAGTCAGCTAGCCGCATACAGGCTGAACTGCAAAAAGCAGCCGGCCAGCAGGCTGTTGAGAAGCAGCGCATTGACAGCAATGAGCGCTTGGCCACCGAGAAGATGATCGATACCAACGAGCAGTTCTTGGCGGAGTTGAAATTGCAGTATCAAAAGCTAGCGAAGGATATGGAGGAGATGAAGCTGAGGTATGACGCTAAAGAACAGGTTTCTCGATAAGGTCAGAGAGGCAATCGCCGCCAACTCTGAACTCATCGTTGACGACCGGTGCCCAACGATTGAGAGCTATCGTCGCACCTGCGGCATCATCTATGGACTGAGGATGTCCATGGAATTGCTGGAAGATGCGATCAGTGAGTCGGAAGAAAAGAAGGAGACAGATAGTATTATTTTATGAATATCGACACGTCACAGTTGCCGCAGCCCAAGGGGTTCTACCTTCTTGTGCAGATGCGGAAAGTGTCCGACAAGATTGGCGACACTGGCTTGTATATGCCGGAGTCCCGCCAGAAGGACGAGGAGGTTGCCTCGCCCATGGCGGAAGTAGTCCTGATGGGGCCTGAGTGCTACCAGGACCAAAAAGTTTTCCCGTCTGGCCCGCGTTGCAAGGTAGGGGACGTCGTACTTATGGCACCCTATGCGGGCCAGCGCTTTTTATTTGGCACTGATGCCGACCCGGTTGAGTACCGGTTGATTACCGACGCGATTGTATCGGCGGTTGTCCCGAACCCTGACCTCGTGCGGAGGAACCTGTAATGCCGGACGAACCAGTAGGATTGGAAGACGCTCTTGTTGAAGAGGTAGAGGTCGAGCAAGAGCCGGCGCAGGAAGATGGCGAAGTAGATGTCGTCATTGAAGGCGAAGAACAGCCTGATCGCAAGCCTGTCGAGAAAGCTGCGATTGATGCGGCTGTTGTTGACGGCGAAGAAGATGACAAGGATCTGTCCGAGCGGGCGCGGGCTCGCATCGCTAAACTGACGTGGGCTACCAGAGAGCGCGAGCGGCAGTTGGCTGAAGAACAGGCCGTCATCGAGTCGTTAACCCAGTACGGCAACGGTGCCAAGGCGGCGATTGAGAACCTGGCCAAGCAGAACGCTGAATTGCAGCGCAGTCTCCAGCAGCAGGCGTTGCGCACCCGCGAGGCCGAGATTATTGCGGCGCAGAACGAATGGCGTGCGGCACGTGAGGCGGCTGACCCTGACAAGGAAGTGGCCGCGTCGCAGCGCATGGCTGAGCTTGCACAGCAGAAGGCTATGCTTGCGCAGTATCAGATCCCCGACCCGTGGCAGCCTCCTCCTCCTCCGATGCGTCAGCAGCCAGCGGCTATCACTCCTGACCCAGTGACGGCAAAGTGGCTGAGCGAGAACCGGTGGTTCGCCGAAGATGCCGGTATGCGGTCGTATGCGGTTCAGTATTCTCAGCAACTTGCCAATCAGGGAGTTGCACCGGAGACTGAAACATATTACTCTTACATCAACGCAGAGATGCGTAAGAGATTCCCTGAGCGTTTTGAAACTGGTACACCAATGTCCACCCCTGCCAAGACGGAACGCTCTGCAAACCCAAACACAAGCCGCCCCCCCGTTGCCACGGCGACGCGCACCAACGGTGCCGTCAATGGCAAACGCACAGTCGTCATGTCAGCAGAGAAGGCCAGGGTTCACCGGGAAGCCGCCAGACGTTTTGGCGTCGACTTCAAAGAGTACGTCAAGAATATCCCCAAGGAGGATCTGTAAATGGAGACCCGTAGTCGTCAACCCATCACGCCTGCCGTGAGTGCCGTACCTGCTGACCGAGCCAACGAGGTGCGCGAGGAAGTCACTCGCTCCTACGAATACTTGCCTCCCGGCCAGTTGCCGAATGTGCGTAATAGTCCCGATTGGACGGCTCGATGGGTGCGCTACCGTATCCGGAACGCCGATGATCCGAAGAACATCTCGATGCAGTTGCGCGACGGCTACACGCCTGTTCCGTACGAGCATCGCGCCGAAGTACTCGTAGACCCTGACTCTGTTAGCAGTAGCGCGTCCGGGAACATCGAGATCGGCGACGTCGTTCTTTGCCGGCGCTCCGCTGAGCGCTCCAAGGCGAGAAAGCAGTACTACGCAAACAAGACACTGGATGCTATCCGTGGGGCCAAAAATACGGCACAGAAAGAAGTAGACAACCCCCGGTACGGTTCCATCTCTGATAACTCCGAGACTTCGTTTGAAGCTCGGCGAGGACGGATGAACGAGTTCGGTCGGTAGTCTCCGGCTTTCTCCAACCAGGAGAAACCTCACATGTCCTCGACAGCGGCCTACAATGGCCTTCAAGTCACCTTGGACGCTGGTGGTTCGGTTCACGGTCAGTTGACTTCCTATCCTCTGACCAGCAACACGGCCACCGGCTTCTTCAATGGTGACATCGTTCGCATGACGTCCGGCGTCCTTACGCCGACCGCTGCTACTCCGACCACGACCCTTGGGGCCGCAACCCCGTGGGGCATCTTTGTTGGTGCCGAGTGGACGGATGCCAGTGGAAAACCGCAGTATACCCAGTACTTCCCTGCTGGCGGATACACTGCCTACTCTGCCTACGGCCCGATCACGCTCAAGATCGCTACCGATCCCGACGTGCGGTTCACCGTGCAGGCTGATGGCTCGCTGACCAACGCGGCGGTTGGACTGAACGCACAGCTCGGCAACTTCGGCGCCGGCTCGACATCCACTGGTAACAGCGGCGTCAATCTCGTGGCCTCCAGCGTGGCGTCCACGAACACTTTCGGCGTGAAGATCATTGCCATTGCTTCGGGTCCGGACAATGCCTCTGGCGACGCCTACACCAAGGTCATCTGCGTTTGGAATCAGAACGTCCATGCGCTGCGCAACATCCTAGGAGCCTAACCACATGCCAGTCATCACAAGATCACAAGCGAATCGTGAGTTGGTTCCAGGACTCAAAACCGTCTGGAACGGCGTCAACGCCCGGTACCGCGACGAATGGAAGCCGATGTTCGAGTCGGATACTTCGGATCGCGCGTTCGAGCAGGACGTTGCCATCAGCGAGTTCGGCACCGCGCCGATCAAGTCTGAAGGCGCTTCGGTGGAATACGATACCGCGCAGGAGTTCTACACGAGCACCTACCGGCACGTGACTGTGGCGTTGGCGTTTGCCATCACGCAGGAAGCCATCGAAGACAACCTGTACGCCGACGTCGGCAAGCGGTACACCAAGGCCCTTGCGTGGTCGATGCACAACACCAAAGAGGTGATGGCCGCGTCGATCTACAACAACGGCTTCAATGCGTCCTACACCTACGGCGACGGTAAGCGGTTGTTCGCAACCGATCATCCGCTCGTCAACGGTGGCGTCAACAGCAACCGGCCCGCGACGTATGTCGATCTGAGCGAAACGGCGCTTGAAAACGCTGTCATCCAGATTGGCGCATGGACGGACTTCCGTGGCCTGAAGATCGCCATCAAGCCCAAGCAGTTGATTGTCCCGAACGAACTGTCGTTTGCCGCCGACAAGATCTTGAACACCGTGCTGAAGGTCGACTCGACCGACAACACGATCAACTCGATCAACCACACCGGTGCCATTCCGCAGGGCTACCACGTCAACCACTACCTCACTGATCCGGACGCCTGGTTCATCACGACCGACGCCCCGGATGGGCTGAAGCACTACAGCCGTGTTCCCCTCTCGTTCGACAAGGACGGCGACTTCGACACGGGCAACTTGCGGTGGAAGGCTCGTGAAAGGTACGTGTTCGGAGTTACCAACCCTTTGGGCTGCTTTGGAAGCGAAGGCATTTAGAATCAGCAACTTACAGGCGACACCTCACTTTAACAAAAGGCTCCTAAGTGAACATAAAAGAAGCAGCAGAAAAAGGCCAAACTAGATACCAGTCCGAGACTCCATGCCCGCTTGGACATGTCGGAGACCGGTACGTTTCCAACCAAGCCTGCTGTATCTGTGCTGCTTCACACGGGAAGAGGTATCGCTCTGAGGAATCTGATTCCGAGCGCACTGAGCGACTTGAAAAGCGAAGGCAATTACAGCGTGCGGCAGCCGCAAATAAGCGTGCTGCCGCCGCTCCATTATTGCAAGCTCAAGAGAAGCTGATAAAGGAAATGCAGGCCGAGCGAGGGATCGATCTACCTATATCCAGAGCAGAAGCCATGGAGTCCGGAAGTGTTTTCTACTTTAACGGCAAACCCTGTCCAAAAGGCCACATCACTATCCGTAGGACGAAATCTCCTGGGTGTGAGGAATGTATGCCGGTTGTTCGCAGAGACAGCCGGGTTAAGCGCCGAGAGGAAAGGCCGGAGGATTTAAAGGCTGCTAAGCGTCGCCACTACGAGCGTCGCGCAGAGCACATAAAGTCTAGAGTTAAGGCATGGGCTGAAGAAAACAAAGAGAGCGTGCTTGAAAAAGCAAAAGCCTACCAGAAGTCCAATCCCCACATCTTCCGAATTAACGGTTCCCTTCGCCGCGCCAGGAAAAATAATGCTACTCCTCCCTGGGTGGCAGGCGCAGTGTTGCAACAAATCAAAAACATTTACGCCGAGGCCAGCAAGTTGACCTGCTCACAAGGTTTTCGGCTGGCCGTCGATCACATCGTCCCGCTGCGCAATAGTGCAGTGTGCGGATTGCATGTGCCGGCTAATCTTCGACTGGCTACCAAACTGGAGAACTCGAAGAAGAACAACAGATTCGATGAACAACTAGGCCGAGAGTGCTCCATCCCGCTAGGGTGTGGATACGCTCTCGGAAGCTACCAACTACTTTAGTTCCGTACAACCAAACAGGGGCGCAGACTGGTACGGCAGACGGTCTGGAGACTGCGCCCCGACTACCAGACATAGGAGAAAATCATGGGTCAATCTACAATCAGCGGTCCCCTTCGGCTTGGGACCATTCAGGGCACGGCGACTGCCAACCTTGGCTATCCGATCCTCACGCAGACGGCCACGTTCACGCAAAACTCTACCACTGCGGTAGACGTTACGTTTTATCTTCCGGCGAACTCGCAGATCATCGGATTCAACAACGACGTTCTGGTTGCCTACGACTCTGTTACCAGCGCCACCTTGAGCGCCGGGACCTCATCTGGTGCGACTACCTACATGAGCGGCGTTAACGTGAAGGCTGCGGCGGGCCGGATTGCTCCGACGTATACGGCTGCGCAGTTGACGGCAATGGCTAACATCACGACCAACACCACGGTCGTCTGCACCATCACCGTAGTTGGCGCTACCTCTGCTGGCAACGGCAGGATCACGATCAGCTACGTCCAGAAGCCGTAGTACCAACGGAGACACAATGCCAAGACCAATGACCATTTCAACGAATGGTACATCGACCTCAGACTTGGCGGGGCTGTGTTACTACATAGCCCCGTTCTCTGTTTCGATTGTGTCCACGGTGACTGGGCTAGCAACCTACACATTGCAGTACACATCAGACAATATCCAGGCATCGGCATTTACTCCGGCTGGAGCAAACTGGCAGGACCACCCAATGATGACTGGATCGACGACAAGCGGAATCGCTGAAATCACGGCTCCGGTTACCGCTGTCAGATTGAATCAAACCGCTGGTGCTGGATCAGTATCAGCAAAAGTTACGCAGGCTGGTCTATGAGACTATTACTTTTGTTGGCTGTGACTGCCCCTATGTGGGCGCAGTTCGGGGCGGCACGCCAGGTCGTTAACGGAAACGGCGCTCCCAATGCGGCGCAGTGCGCGTCGGCGAACAATGTCGGCATGGTGTACGCGCGCAAGAACGGAGAGGCCGCGTTCTCTACGTTCTATGTGTGCGGCAACACGGCAGCCGGCACGTATGCGTGGGAATTGATGGGGAGTGGTGGCGGAGGCGGCGGAGTTTCCAGTGTAGCTGCAACTGGTGGTGTTGAAACATTATCTGGATCTGCTATTACCTCAACCGGGACTATTAGGCAGGCAAGCATATCCAATGCTCAGACTGGCACCTCTTACGGCATCCTAACCGGAGATAGGGGCAAGACGATAACTGCGTGCAATACTGCCGCTCAAACCTACTCATTGCCTCAGGCTGGGCCTGGGTTTGAAGACGGGTGGTTAGCCGTGGTGCAAAATATCTGCCAGGGCGTCGTTACGATCATCTCAGCGGTCTCGACTCTTTCTGGGCAATCGTCGTTAATTCTTCAGCCTGGAGAGTCCGTGCGGATCGCATCAAATGGAACCAACTACACTGCTACTCGCTTATATGACTACGCCTCTACGCAAGGGCCTTCTATCCCGCAGGATGGATTGCTTGCCGAATATCGCTTTGACGACCAAAATCTATTCAAGTACTCACAGGCGCTTGGGCAAGGGTCTACTTTCTGGTCACTAACGAATGTAATCATCAATAGTAATACTATCGTTGCTCCTGATGGGACGACAACAGCCGAGGAGATCGTTGAAACGGTCACCAGCGGAAATCATATGTTTCAGACTGGCACTGCCCAGAATGGGTACAGCTTTGCGGCTGGAGACGTGCTTACCGCATCGGTTTACGTGAAGCAAGGGACCATCCCGCGCCAGTGGGCACAGATCCAAATACAGGACAACGGGCAGATTTACAAGTCCGTGTATGATATTTTTGCCGGTACCGTGTTTTCTACGACTGGAGGAGGACAATCCGTCATTACTCCAGCCGGTAATGGCTGGTATCGAATCTCTCTTACCCATCGAGTAAACGTAACGCCTTCGTTTCATTTCCATTCATGCTCCACGAACACCTGTGCTACTTATGCCGGAAGCACATCTTCCTCGCAATACGCTTGGGGGGCGCAGGTAAATTACGGAGGTCGTCCTCAGCAGTACTTGGCTACCACTGACCTTTTAACGCTGATTGATTCATCTCCGAATGCAAACAATGCGACAGTAACGGCGATTGGCGGATCGGTTCCCACTCGCGGTCAATCTGGCTGGGTGTTCGTATCTACTAACGCACAGCGTGCGCAGGTTCCGTCTGGTGTTGCATCTGGTTTCCAGACCGTACTTATCATGACGGATACGGATACTATTCTTTCGACTCCAGCCAACAACTCTAGCGGTCCAGTCATTGGTTCAGATACACTGGCTGGTCCACGCTTGCTAGTTAAATCAACGGTTGGCACTGGGAGCGGAGCCAGCGCAGCGAATACTCACAACCGTCTGACGTGGTGGTATTCGGCTTCCTCTCCAGCCTATCCAAATGGACAGGCCGCGCAGGTTCAATCATCGATGGAACTTGGAGGCATTAATATGGTCGGCATCGTGCTCGATACCGCCCTATCGTCCAACGGCGCGGACACGCTTTATATCAATGGGCTTCCGGCAGTTGCTTATACTGCTGCTCCGGCTAGCACTGGTGCGGTGTCACGCTCAGGCGTCAACGTGCAGATAGGCGGATCATCCATTGATGCGACGTACCATAACGGCACTATTTACTGGGTTGGATTCTGGAATCGCCGCCTGTCAGCGTCGGAAGTGCAGCAGGCTTATGCGGAAGTGTCTCGCTGGCTGAAGGTGAATCGAAATATAGATGTCACGGTAAATAATCCGGCGACAATTTCCCGCACCACTACGACAAACAACCTGCTTTGCCTTGGCGACTCAATCACCCAAGGGCCGTCTAGCCTTGGCTATACGACGTGGTGTAATGCCACCACTGGCGCTGGCGCTGAATCGCTAACGTCGCTATTGACTGATACGTATACCGTGCGGAACCTGTCAATCAACGGTAACACCATGGCCCGTATCGCGGATTCCGCGCTAAACAATCGCTATCAAGCGTATTATTCTCCAAGCGCCAAGCGCAATGTGGTGGTTTTATTTGCCGGTACCAACGACCTGACACTATGCACGAATAGTCGCTCAACGTGGGAGAGTCTGCCCAATACCTCGACTTCTACGGCGTGCGTTGATTCGGTTCTGTCATATACGCGACGGGCCGCGAAAGCGCTCAAGGCGTCTGGCTGGGATGTCATCG